TGATCGAGTTTCGCCTGCTTCTGCTGCAACGCATCGGCAGCCGAATAACCAGCCAATCCAGCCAGACCAGCGCGGCCAAGATTGTTGTATGGCGTGTTGCGGTTAGCTCCAGCCAGACCACCAAAGCCAGCAGCAAGCAGGCCCATAGCGGCAGGGCTTTTCATCAGGTCGAGCAGACCATTGGACTCAGCCATTACACACCCCCGCGCATCATCATTCTGCGGCGCTGGCGCTCCATCTGGTCGCCTTGCATCTGGGCAGCACCACCTTGGCCAGCGATCTGTGCAAGCGTCTGCGTACCGCCCTGCATTTGCTGGAATTCAGGAGCCTGCATCTGCGGCTGCTGCTGATCCATTGCGCCGGATGCCTGCAAGCCGATAGCGGCTGCGTCCATCATTGGCTTGTAGGTTTGCAGCGCCGTGTTGGCTTGAGAAAGCAGTCCAGGCTGCGTAGCAAGTCCACCGATTACGCCACTACCAGAGCCAGCAGCAGGAGCGACAATCGCGCCAGCTCCATCAGCCCAAGGAGCCGCTGCGGCTGCTGCGGCTGTAGTTGGAACGGCAGAAGCGCCGCCCAACAGACCACCCATTGCAGGGAAGGCAGCGCCAGCACCAGCACCAAGGCCAGCACCGAGCAAAGCACCATTGAGCGGCTTTTTCTTGTTCATCAACGCGCCACCGATTGCACCGATAGCCATTGGAGCCAAAATTGGGAACATTACTTACCACCTCCACCGCTTTGCTTGCTTGTCGAAGTACCGCCTAAACCAGAGCTGAACACGCCTGACATGGCGGCAAGCTGCTTGTATGGAAGGTTCTCTTGATCCTGGAACTGCTGATAGTTGAAGTCCAGACCTTGCTGCGCCTGATCCTGCTGGATCTGGCCAGCCTTCAGCATCTGCTCGGCGTCTGTATAAGCCTGATTGCCGAACTGCTGCGCCATGCCGATTCCTTGCATCTGACGCGCCCTGTCGGTTTCGTAGGCGTTGCCGTACATATTCGTTGCAACGTCACCAAGTCCCTTCTGGAACTGCTCTTGCAGGCCGGAATTGCCAAAGCTACCGGAAGTCACCGCGCCGGTATTGAACTGCGAGCGAACAGAGTCCTGCGCCTTGTTCACCATCTGGTCAAGGTAGGGGTTGGTCTGCCCGCCTGCGATGATGTTGTTTAGCTGGCCTTCGGCGTTATTGATCGTCTGCGATCCACCCTGAGCGCGATCCATCAGCCCGCCAATGCCTTGCATCTGGTTGGCGTTAAGATCTTCAAAGCGCTGGCCAGTGTACGGATTAAATGGCTGATTACTGAGATTCATTGCCTTTGCAGCATAAGCATTTGCAAGCGGCTTTAGCTCTGTAGGAATCGACTGCGTTGTGGTCGTAGTGCCACCACCGCCACCGCCCTTGTGCGGTTTTACCTTGTCGCCAGTGAAAGACGGCAGAGCGCGGAATGCAGGACCGCCAAACTCGGCGTCCGCTTGCGCGTGTAATTGTTCGATGTTCATAGCTCGACCTCAAGCACTTGGTAGACAGGTTTATAGCCGCAGCGCATCCGGTAGAGCCGTTCTTGCGCAGGCTTGGCAGCGCAGCGGACGCGGGAGCATCCTAGCGCGATAGACATTTGCTTCAATTCGTCAAAATACGCTTCAAAGTGAGCGTTAGGCGCGGTCAGTTCATAAACGAACATCACCCGCATATTCGGCAGTTGCTCGACGTTGCAGACACACCAGCCAACAGGCTCGCCGTCATAATCCATCCTGAGCAGCGTCCGCTCACCGCGGGCGATCATCATCTTTAGCTGGTCGCCGGTAATCTCGCCGCCTGAAGTGGCGCAAGCGCGGCCAAGAGAATCCGCGCCTTCCTTCCATGCGCGGTCGACATGCGAAGAAGGAACAACGATTAATTTGCGCATCAGTTACCTGTAAGGAAGCGGCATTGCAGCCAAGTTCCAGGAGTGCCACTTGCGACACATACCCAGCCATAAATGACGTACTTGCTCGATGCAGACCCAGCTTCAACCGGCGCACTATTGCGCACAAAGTCGCCCTGAGCATTAGCGCCAGTGGTAGGCGCTGCTGTGCTTGCGTTGTTTGTAGCTGCTAGACGGCCTTCTGCGAGCAGATTTACCTGCAAGGCATGCTCACGTAGCTCCCGCTGCATTGCCACATCTTGCAGCGCTACTCTGGGCTGTGTGTTGAGCTTCATCGAGTGCCTGCCGGTTTCAGCTTGGCGTCAATGTGCGTAACCAGCACAGGGCCAGAAAAGCTCACCTGTGCCTTGTGCCAACGTGCCGACTTCAGCGTGTCAAACTTTCCGTCATTCATAGAGCCACTGGGACCATCCATGAAGGTTGTGCCGCTGTTCATCATGTAGCGTGTCTGAACCGTTGCAGAGTTAGGCGCAAGCCCATAGCGGCAGCGGATCTGCTGCAAAAGCATGACCATCTCGTCATCACCCGCTTCACCTGTGGTCAGCGAACTGGATACCGAAGAGCCGGACAGGGTTTGCAGTTGGTTTGACGTGTTGAACACCGACAGAACGCGAGCAGCAGAAAACCAGAAGCGCGAGTCATAGCTAATATCAGGCAGTTCGTCGATCGTGGCAGCGATACTGTCCAGACCATCGATTGTTGCGCCTGACGCAACATAGGTAAGAGCGCACTGGATGTTGCGATCAGCGCGGCCCCACTTCTTCGACTGAACGTGGTAAACCAGCGCCGAGTCAAGAGTGGAAGAGTCTGCGGAAGGGTAGAAGATCCAGACGCGGTTGCTTTCGCGGTCAAACGTGCAAACCGTCTTGTATAGGTAGTCAGCCGAAGCATTACCGGCAAACCACTTGCGCAGCAGTCCGTCTGCCAATGGCTGCGGGCGTGTGCCGTCAAACAGCCAGAAGTTGTCAGGCCCGACGAAGAAGTGGACGCCGCCAATATCACACACGGCATTCTTGCCAACACATCCAGCGCCACCGTCTGCAACCTGCGTCCAGTCCCAGATAACAGGCGGGCCAACGTACTGGCCAAGGTAGATCGAGCGCTCTTTGTAGGCTACAGCGTACTCTCCAAGCCTTGCGCCAGCAGTAAGCGGGCCAGGTGTCGAGACAAGCCGACCAGATGCCGCCTGTGTCGTGATTGATGGCGTCCAGTCCGTGTCATCGAATGCAGCGCAGCAGTGCCAGCCGTCAGGCTTTATAGATCCGTCATTGGTGTTCAGCGCCATGACAAACGAGCCAACGGTAAACATCACTTGCGCACTCGGAGCGCCTGAAATGTCAGCGAATGCTCCAGTTGTGGAGCGCTGGATTGTCTCAGCACCGCTACATGCCAGCGTAGAATCACCAAACTGGGCGAAAGTCCAGCTTGAGTCAGCTCCTACGGTATAACCTGCGCCGCGACTGCGATCCGTCCATGTGCCTGAAACCAACTCTTGCAGCTTCGTGCCAGTACCGGCAAACAGTCTGCGGCTGTCATCGAGCTTGTACACCACAGCAGCGCCCTGAGCAGCAGCATCGAGCGCAGGAACACCAGAAGGCGTGATAGCAGTCGGCCCGCCTTCCATTCCGGTCAGTGCTGGCACAAGGTTTGAGCAGTCAGACAGGATGCCAGGCGTAGTCTGGTCTGCGTCTGGTGCAAAGCCGATAATGGGCTGCATTAACGCGCCCTCGCCACTAGCGGTCCAGCCCTGCGATTATCGTTGCCGTTAAGCTGGTCTATGCCGTCAAGAAAGCGGGCAAGCCATGTCTGTGCGCCTGCTTCGTCGCCAACATACAGCTTGGCCTCGGCAAGTGCGCCGAACAGGTAAAGGCTAGCAGCGGTTTGACTAACCCAGTTAGTCGCAGCAGTGGCCAAGGCAGGAATGCGCGTATAAAGCACACCCTCAACACTGCCGCCGCCGTCAAATACCAAGTCCAAGCCGCGCCATGCGTAAACAGTCGGCGTTGCTGAGTCATCAGATGCCACCACAGCCTCCAAAGACTGCGCTTTGAGTGGGTTACTGTCGCTTCCGGCAGGCCATATCAGCTTTACGTCCAGAACATCACTGGCGGGCGTTATAGCGCCGTCAACAATGGCAGTCTCTGCAAGGTTCGTTTCCATGCTGCGTGTGCGAAGGTCGCGGTTCATCCGCTCCTCTGCCAGCGCGATAAAGTCAGGGATCATGGCCGTCAGATCGTCGCGGTTCATCCAATTGGCAACCTGCGCTTGCACTTCGACGTAATTCATTTCAGGAACCTGTTAAAAGTGACAAGAGCAGGGTTAGCTTTCAGCCAAGCGACTAGGCGTTTCTGATCAATTCCACCATCCTGGCGCATCATGGTGGCCAGTTCAGCCATTGGAATCGTACCAACGTGGCGCATCTCGCCCCACTTCTGGCCATCAGTGGCAGAGCGCATGTCA